TATAAATCACTTAAATAGAATTGTAAGTAGTGAATAGTGATATGATATAGATAATCACTTAACATATCACTTATTAAACATAAAAAGTAAGTGATATAGGGCAATTGAATATTTATGCCATATAGATTCTTTTCACTAATGCATTTTTTATAAGTGATTGATTTTCAATTAGTTATATTCAGTGAAATAAAAACTATATTGTTTACAGGCTCAACTCTATTTCACTGAATAACTAGTGAAACGTGAAGCGTTACAAATTATTTTCCATATTGGTAAATCAATTCACTGATATAAAAAATGTTAATTTCTCATTTCCTGTGTGATTTTTATTCTGCGAGAATTTTCACTTATCAGTTTTTATTAGTATATTTGCAAAGTAATAAAAAACTATATTTATGATACGCATAGGTAAATACAAGTATTTGGTAGATTTACAAGAAAATGCCAACTTACAGTCTACAAGTGCATTTTTCATACTTGAATTTGAGTATGATAATAAAGTATACATAGGCTGGACAGGAGAAACAAAAGCTTTCACTGTAAAAAACAAAATAGAAGTACTTATAAGTAATGCATTTCGTAACACTATTTGGCTAAACAAAAATAATCCAGACTTAATAAAAGCCGTAACTGAAAGCAAATATATAACGGTGTCAACAGAAGAAATTCCTATGAACCTAGACTTGATAAGCATATACCTAAGAATGTATGAATTGATAGATGAATATATGGCTTATGCTCCCTATGGCCACAACATAATAAATAGCTTAAATAAATGTGCAGCAGAAAAAGCCGTCATACCAGGATATGCAGCAAAATGGGGAATACCAGAAACCATATATAGAGCTGGTACAAATAGCGTTCGTAGCTATCCGCATAGAGCCGTTTATCAATATAAACAAATGACTGATAATCTATATAAGCTCTATAAAAAATGGGACTCCATAAGAGAGTATATAGAAAGTGTGGCTCCAATGAAGATAAACCCAAGTGCAATATATATGTGTTGCAACGGCCAACGTAGAATTGCTTATGACTGTATATGGAAATTTGATAGAACAGAGGAAATAATCGAAATAGCCCCAGATATGAGAAAAGTAAAAACTAAAGAGGCTGCTAACATAGAGAAAGATGCAGAAAATAGAGTAGCTAAGTTTATGGCCAAACAAGCCAAGATAGCAAATAAGTTAGAAACTGGTAAATCAAGAATACTCAAATAATATGAAAACAGATAAAATAGCACAGAAATTAACAGATATATTGCCAAACAGGCCAATAGTTCCTGGGATGTCTAATCCAGATACATCTAAGCTTGTAGAACAAGAGGCCACGCGCATCAAATCAAAGCAAGATGCAAAAGAATTGGCTCGTATTAAATATCTTGAAAAGCAGAAACTTAAAAATCTTCAAGCTAAACAAGAAAAACGCCAATCATTAGCAGAAGAACTCGGCGTGGAAGAAATACCAGATGGCCAAACTGAGTTTCAAGCTAAACGTATCGTAGAACAGCAAAAACGAGTTGAGGCTATTGAGGCACTTGAGGCTCAGACTGTAGAGCCACTTAAAGCAACTGAGTTAGCAGAACGCCATGACTCGGGCAGAGGTTCATATTCATCAGCTATACGCTCAGCACTTCAGTTACAAGGAGCATCAAGACCTGAAATAACAAAACTTCTTACTAGCCTTAATATCAATTTAAGTGTTCAGCTTACAAAGCAGGACACGGCCAATTTATTGGCTTGTTTGTTAACGTGCAATGAAGCGCAGTTGGCAGCTCTATATAGTAATAAAAAGATACCAATTGTTATCAAGACAGTTATAAAGCGTTTGCAAGCTGACGCAAAGCTTGGTAATATAGAAACAGTTGAGAAGCTTTGGGACCGTGTGTTTGGAAAAGGTCAAATGCAGCTTAATCTACCTGAGCAGCAACAACTCCAAACAGGTATTATTCCTAATGTGCCAATATCACGAGAGGCTTATATAGTAATAAGAGATACTTTAATTAAATAAAGAACGCGCGCGTACGTACTTTACCATTCATATAGAAACTTATGGACTCATTAAAAACAATGCAGGAAAGAGCTTTAGATGCGACTAAGGGCGGAACCGTAAATCCTAAGGAGCTTCTTCAGCTTGAATTGCTGACTTCTTTTGAGAAATATACAAAGTGCTTGTTCAAAGCCCAATATCATAGAAGTTTTATAGTTGCAGAGCATCATAAGAAGATGTTTAAGGCGTTACAGGATGTTGTCGATGGCAGATGCAAACGGCTTATAATTAACATTGCTCCTCGATATGGTAAAACCGAGCTTGTTATCAAATCATTTATAAGTTGGTGTTTTGCCTTAAATCCTAAGTGCCGATTTTTGCATCTATCTTACTCAGATATACTTGTGAATGATAATTCTGAAACAATCAGAAATATCATGCAGGAAGAGCTTTATAAGACTCTTTTTCCTAATTCGGCTCTTGCATCTGAGAAAGGCTCGGCTAAAAGATGGAAAACCAAGGCCGGAGGTGAGCTTTATGCAGTATCAACTCAAGGTCAGGTAACAGGTTTTGGAGCTGGTAATGTGGATATTGACCCAGATATTGATAAAATGGACGGAGGCAATGATATATTCACATTTGATGACCATACAAACGAGATGCTTGATATGATAGGAGCTACAACAAACATTTTCCAAGGCGCGATTGTAATCGATGACCCAATTAAGCCAGAAGATGCTGAGTCAGATATTGTTCGCGAGCGCATCAACATGCGATTTGAGAACACAATTCGTAACCGTACTAACTCGCGTAACACTCCAATCATTATAATAATGCAAAGGCTGCATGAACATGACCTTTGTGGCTATTTACAAGAGATAGAGCCAGACGAATGGACTGTTTTATCACTTCCAGTTATACAAGTAGACCCAGAAACTGGAGAAGAACATGCACTTTGGCCAATGAAGCATACGCTTGAAGAGCTTTATAAGATGCGTGAGATAAATCCGCTTGTATTCGATACACAGTACATGCAGGACCCAACACCAAAAGAGGGTCTTATGTATGAAGGATTTAGAACCTATAAGATAGAAGAGCTTCCAACAGGCACAAAAGCACTTCAAAAGTGGAATTATACTGATACAGCTGACACTGGAGCTGATGATTTATGCTCAATTTGCTTTATAAATACGCCTGAATACTGCTATATAACTGATATTTTGTTTACAGATGCACCTATGGAGGTCACAGAGCCAAAACAAGCTGAAATGTTGACCAAAAATGGCACGGTTGAGGCCTTAATTGAGTCAAATAATGGAGGCCGTGGCTATTCACGTAATGTAAAGCGCATATTAAGAGTTGATTTGCGTAATTTCAGGTGCGCTATTAAAACATTTACACAGACAGAGAACAAAAAGGCACGCATTTATACAGCTTCTGCTAATGTTCAGAGTGATATTTTGTTTCCGGAAGGCTGGGAGAGGAAATGGCCTAAGTTTTATAAGGCTCTTATGTCATATCGTAAAGATAATAAGAAGAGAAACCAGCATGATGATGCTCCAGATTGCTTAACAGGAGTATATGAAATGCATGCAAGAAAAGGTGGACGTAAAAAAATACACTTAAGAAACTAGTATGGAAAAGATGATAAGCCCGAATGGAGTTAAGGCAAACATGTGTTGTGCAAGCTGTTTATATAATAAATGGCTATATTACACTGGAGCGCCTAAAGTTACAAGATGGTGTGCTAAAAAAGATAAAGCCATAATTAACGGCAGAAATAAGTGTAGCTATTATGTAATGGATGAATTTTTCCAAAAAAGAGGCTATAAAGTGATAAAAGATTAAATTCTCGCATTATTCTCGTAATTTCTAGGCTTTCTAATTATATATGAATGACTAAATTATAAGCCTTGAATAAATATAATGCGAGAATATGAGATAAAAAATACCTCTATAAAAAATGTTAAAAGCGGTACAACTTATAAAGAAATTTAGTATATTTGCACTGTGGAGAAGTCAATTCGAAGCAAAAATACAGGTAATTCGATGCAAGTTAAGGGTAGCTGCTCGGTAGTATTAATATTAAAAACATAAATAATATGGGATTAAACTGTGGATGCCCTGCCGGTGCTCATATCGCCGACCTTGAGATTGCTGAATGCAAGGAGAGTATGGGGCAAGTTCAAAAAGTTGCATTCCAGCGCATCTATAAGACAGCTGGAACGAAGAACTCTGTCACTGACCCGACTAAGAAAGCATCGTTTTCTACCTTGTTTTCTGCGGCTGATGGTTCTAAGATGACAGTTTCTCCGTATATTCAAGGACCTACTTCTGAGCCTGGCTCAGCTCGTACATTCGGCGGTGGTAACCAGACACTTGGAGGTATTGAGATTACAATTGGCCGTGAGCCGACAACGTTCTCTGCCACTATCTATCAGGAAAGTCAGAAGATAATTGCACAGCTGAAACAGTACATGTGTGAAGAGATTGGTGTTTGGCTGATTGATGAAAATGGTAATATCGGCTGTTTGGTAGATGACCAGGATGAGCCTACAGCATACTTCCCAATTCCTATTGGTAAGTTCTTTGTCGGTGACAAGAAGCTTGGTGGTTTTGAAGAGCCGGACAGTAATACCATTGAATGGTCATTCTATCCTAACTGGAGTGATAACTTCTATATCATTAAGCGCGAAACATTGGACTTCAATCCTCTTACAGATTGGGTTAATGCTGCTTCTGTTGTGGCTTAAAACTTTCAGTTATGAGAAAGAAAAAAGAACAAACAGTAACATTGGTTGTGCCTAAGTACAATATGAGGCAGGAGTTTGGCATTCAGCATGCCGAACGCCTGCTTGATATGGGCACAGCCATAAATGGTGGATGGGAATTACCTAAAGATAGCAATTATACTTACGACGAAGAAAATGGCCTTAGAATTAAATCAGATAAAGCAGATTCTGCAAAAGCCGACTAAACGTCAGACTATTCAGAAAGCTGTAAACATGCAGCGTCGTCTTAGATTTCATACTGAGACGAATGTTGCTGTATCTGATATTAACCAACCTACGACTATATTCCTTGATTGGGTAAGACAGTTGCTTCCGAAGGATAAATTCAACATATTCCTTCATCTGTTCAAATTTCCGTTGCCCACACCTGCTGTAGTTGAGGACGTCTATAGAGAACTCGAAAGGGTTTTCTATAGTCGTAACTCATCAAGCTCATACCAGTTTACAGACTCAGAGCTTGCAGAGGATTGGTCTCAGTATAAAAAGAATAACCTCAATGAGCCAGAGGTGTGGAAGACAACTGGATGGAAGAGAATGCAGGTATCGCCAAATAGTATTTTGGTAGTAGACCTTCCTCAAGTACAAACATCTTTGCACCCAGAGCCGTATTTTTATTGGCTTGAGATTGATGCCGTAATTGATTACCAGACTTTTAGGCTTGATGAAAATCAGTTTGAGTGGCTTATTTTCAAACAGCCGGAACATCGAATAGCTGTATTTGATGATACTTCTATAAGAGTATATCAGCTGAATGAGAAAAATGAAATTCAGTCACTTATTTCAGAAGCAAAGCACGATTTAGGATATTGCCCAGCTCGGTTCTTTTGGTCAACACAACTCAATGAGAAAAATAAAGACCTTAAGAAAAATCCAATTACAAAAGAGCTGTCAAATCTTGATTGGTATTTGTTCTTCTCTATTTCGAAGCAGCATTTAGACTTGTATGCACCTTATCCTATATATAGTGCGTATGAAGCTGATTGTAATTTTGAGAATAATGAGACTGGTGATTACTGCGATGGAGGTTTTCTACGCAATGCAAAAGGCGAGTATAAAATTCTCAATGATGGAACAGTTGAAAAGTGTCCTTGCTGTAGCGAAAAGCATATAGCTGGTCCTGGTTCATTCTTAGAAGTTCCTATACCAAATCAATCTGAAGGTGTCGCAGATATGCGTAATCCTGTTCAGATAACTACTATCGATAAAGACTCACTTGATTATAATGTCAATGAGTGCGCAAGGCTTAAAAATGAAATTGTAATTTCTGTTGTTGGTTCAGGTGGTACTGTAAGTGAAAAAGAAGCTATCAATGAAACTCAGGTAACTGCTAACTTTGAAAGCAAAACCTCAGTTCTCAATGCCTTAAAGACCAACTTTGAATTGGCACAGAAATTTGTCGAAGATACTGTTTGCAAACTCAGGTATGGAGGTGCTTTCATATCATCTTCTGTAAACTGGGGTACAGAGTTTTACGTTTTCACAGTAACAGAACTATATTCTAAGTACAAACAAGCAAAGGAGAATGGTGCGTCTAACTCAGAACTAGATGCTATATCGCAACAAATTCTTGAAGTTGAGTATCGTAACAATCCTTTGGTACTTCAGAGAATGCTTATCTTAAAGCAATTGGAGCCATATCCACATAAAACGCTGGATGAAGTGTTAAAATTGTATGAAAAAGAGTTATTAAATGAAAATTTGGTAAAGCTTAAAATAAATTTTAGTACTCTAGTCGAAAAATTTGAACGTGAGAACATTAACATAATTGAGTTTGCTTCAAATAAGCCAATGAGAGAAAAAATAGATATTATAAACAAAAAACTTTTGGAATATGTTACAGAAATTGGAACTTCAGCAGCTACAGGCACTCAGTCTTGAGGATGTTAAGTCTTACAAGAAAAAGGCCATAGAACGCAAAGCAGAACTAGAAGCTGCTAAAGCTAAAGGCGGAAAAGCTTGGACAAGCGACTTACAAGAAGAGCTTGACGAGGTAGTTCTTTTCCTAGTAGATGTTGATGATGTTATCGAAGAAAAATCATCGGCATTGAAAACACAGGCTAAGAGTGATTATACTCCTAAGCCGGGTACTGAGAAGATGGTGCACTTGTCAATTGTGCGCGGTCGTAGGTTTAATCCAATGACTGGCAAAGAAGAGTCACCAGCATATACTCAAATGTTCACATTTGCAGAGTGGCAGCTTTTCAAGAAAACGTATAAAGGCCTTGGTTATACCATTATGGCAGCCTTGCACGACCCGTATGGAGATGCTGCAGAGTTAGTACAAAAGTAATTAACAATAAAAACAAAGCTATATGTTAACAATTGAGATGCTACGACAGAGTTCAGCTTTAACAGGCCTTACGGATGACCAGCTGAATGCGATTGCTGAGATGTCAAGAAATGATGAGAATACTGTTATTGGTACTAAAATCGGTGCATTGCACGGTCAGTATGATGCTGATATTCTTGGCATTACAGGTATTAAAAAGAAAGATGGTGAAAAAAGTTATGACTATGCTAAGCGCGTACTTGGTGAGTACAAAACTAAAGCAGAGTCTACGAAAACAATTCAAACTCAGCTTACTGCTGCTCAGGCACAGGTCGCAGAGCTCCAGTCTAAACTTGAAAAAGGAGCTGGTGATGAAACTTTGAAGCAACAGCTGAAAGATGCTAAAGCTCAAGTAACTCAGCTTCAAACTCAGCTTCAGACAAAGGAAACTGAGTTCAATACTAAAAAGGCAGAGTTTGATAAAACTATTAAGGACACACATGTAGATTATGCTTTTCAAGCTGCTACAGCGGGCCTTAAGTTTAAGAGTGGTATCACTGAGCCTATTCAAAAGACACTGCTCAATGCTGCAAAAGCAGAAGTCCTTGCAAAAGGTACTCCTGATTTTATAGAGGACGGCCAAGGAGGAAAGAAGCTTGTTATTCGTGGTGCGGATGGTAATATCCTTAACAACCCGAAGAACAATCTTAATCCTTACACAATGCAGGAGCTTGTAATGGAAACATCGCTTAAAGATGTAATTGACAAAGGCCGTCAGCAGACAGGCGGTGGAACAGGAGGCTTTGGGTCCGGTTCAGGCGGAACAGGTGGAACACTTGACTTGTCTGGCATTAAGAGTCAAGTTGAAGCTGATAAAGCTATTGAGGCACATCTGCTCGCAAATGGTTTAACCCGTGACTCACAGGAATTTGCAGACCAGTCAATGCAACTGAGAACTGAAAACAATGTGGCAAGTTTGCCTATTAGATAAAATGGCACATCCTAAGAGATAAACGAAAAAATGCTATGAGGCGTAAAAGGGTAATGCACCATATTAGCATAAGTATTAACAATTAAAAAACTTAAAAGTTATGAGTCTAGTTTTAACACGTATCCAGAACATCCGTGCGAACTCTAACCTTGATAAGTTTGAGTATCGCCCCAGTAGGTACGGTGCGCTGAACGCTTTTATGGTGCAGTCTGAAGACCCTACTGGCATCCTCACTGAGGAACTGAAGCAAAAAGCAAGGACCTCTATCGGTAACACGCTGGAAACTCCGGTAATTGACTACGATGCTGAT